CTCCACTTTAATCCGGTGCTTTGTGTGCTGTCGGCTGTAAGCACTTGCCCATTTGTTCCAACTGCTAAGCGCGCTGGAGTGTCTGCGGCTGTTGCGGATATGAGATCGCCCTTTGCATCAACTATCGAATCTGCTATTTGTGCATCAATTTGAGTTTTAAGAGTTGAGTCGATTGCTGATCCAAGTGAACGTATCGCGCTGGCTCCATCCTTAACTAACGCTGTATCGTCAGGCGTTGTCCAGCCGTAATTCGTAGTCGTTGCCATTGTTCTCCTTTAGCTTACTATTGTAGCGTCTAGCCAAGTCATAGTTTGGTCTATTGTCTGCCAAGTCTCGGTGATTGGAACGTTATTCCAACGGAAGGCTTGGAGAGAATAAGAGATAGGTGAGACATTGAGTTCTAGGGTTAGGCGGTTATAGCCAGCCCTCCAAGTCCAACCTTCGACGAATCCTTGGAATTCTCCTCCCACCATATTTGACGGAAGGTTTGTAATGTTAAGAGGCAATCCCATAAATACTTCAAGCAAGGTGTCTCGGTCTGTGTTGTCAATTTCCGGGCTACCGATTTCAAAAGTTATCCGGCTCATCTCAAATTGTGGATAGGCTCTGATCTCAAGATAAAAGGCGGCTTGAGCGTTTGCGTCTGATTGATTCTTTAAGGTTGTTGCTACCGTAGCCGCTAACTGCCCGTAATTGGCAATAGAGGCGGCATCTGAGTCGGTAACTGAGGAATTGCCTGAGCTTGTATAACTAATGGTAATTGAGTTACGGACATCCCCAGCGCGCTTGATTATGTTAAGACCCGGGCCAGTTGCGTGATTGCCGTCTAGGTCAACATATCCGTTGGCGGCTAGGTATTCGCCTCGGCGAGTCGAATCGGCATAACCAATGCGGCCTTGCGCGTCCTCATATAAGTAGCCAAGCCCTGAAGTCGCTAATCCGCTTACCACTGCATAAACGTTATTTAGGACGTTATTTTGCGAGTCAAGTTCATAATCGCCCGGTTGGTCGATTTGACCCAATCCGCTATTTTGAGCATTGGCCCAAGTTACTGTTGGGTCATAAGTATTCCAAGTTAAGGAAGCTGAAACTTCGTTCCAAGTGTCAAAGAGAACGCCGGATAAAACTGCGTAAATCTGGTCGCCGTCCATATCGCTTGAGATGTTGCCGTCAAATATGGCTCGAGCTAATCGGGCAAGAGCACCAACGGCTACTATGTTGATTCGCTGGCTTAGGGCTGTTGATCCGGAGTTGGCTACTTCGACGCTGAGGTCGGTAATAAAGCCGCCGAATAGGTAAACGTAAGTTCCATTAGTTTTCTTTACTTCGACGCTTACCGAATCGTTAATCTCAAAATTGACGTTAGATTCGTTAGTCTCTAAAAGGCTGAGATTGCAATAGCCAGCTTGAGGCTGTTCGTAGATATTGGTTCGGCCGCTAGTGATTGTCATCCCAGCTAAGGTCGCAGATGTGACGGTTGAGCCGTTGACCTTTACGCGATATTCAGGATTCCAAAGAGTCATAGATTATTTGAATAGAGCGCTGTATCCGCCAGCTTGTCGTCTTTCAACGCTGTTAAGCGCATCAACTACTGCCCGGGCAAATCCGGTCTCATCTATGGCGGAAGGAGCGTTGACGTTAATTGTAATAGCTCTACCGAATCTAGCTTCTTCGGGTGTGGTGAGATTTGTTGGAACTGCTGAGGCTTGTAGTGATTCTCCGACTCGCTGAAGCATATTAAATTCTTTTTCGATAGGTCGTAGCAATTCAGCGGCTTTTGCTTTGCTAATTTGTCCGGTGTCTAAAGCGAATTGAATGTCAGAGATACGGCTGGAGGTTGATTGGAGTCGGTTAATTAAATCTTGTGGGGAAGTGACTAAACCTTTAGATAACTCAGCAAGACTTTTACCACCACCGCCGACTGCGCCAAAAGAGGTTACGCCGCCTCCAAGACCACCGCCAGCAGTTCCACCGCCTCCTACTGATCCTCCTCCCAAAATTCCACCTGTGCTCATTTGGAAATTACCTAGAGCGCCAGTATCGCCATCTCCAATGCCTTGAGATTGTTTGTTGAGTTGCTGTATTAAAAGACCCATTCCGGCAATGGCAGCAGTTCCAACTCCTATGCCAAGCGCAGGATTGAGAGCAAAAGCGGAAGCAATACCAGCGGCCATAGCGCTGACTCTTAAAGCATTGTAAACGCTAATCAAAGCTTTGACTGCCGTTACCGTTGCGGCAACACCTGCGGCGATATTTGAGACTGCGAAAACTGTGGCGATAGCGCCACCAGTTGCAATAGCGACACCTTTGTAATCGATTAAAGTATCGATGATAGATCGCACTTTTATACCAAAAGCCTCAGCGTCTTTTTGCGCTTGAGTAAATCCGGCGGAAAGTGAACGGTCGCCAACTAAGCCAGCAATGAAAGCGTTTAATCTAGGAACGCCTTCGTAAAGTAACCAATCGCCTAATTTGACGACTAATGGCAATAACGCTGCTCCAATTGCTTCTTTTGCTTCACTAACCGCTACTTGAAGTCTTTGGAATTTAACTATCGTCTCTTCAGAGCGTTGCTCACTAAATTCACCAAAAGTGGAATTAAGAGATTTGTAAACTTTGTCAAAATCTTTTGATTTTAATAGATTAGCATCTAGTCCTAATCCTAATCGCCCGAGAGCTGTATAACTGCCATCATAGGCTTTAGCAAGAGCATTAGTAACTGCTTCAAGCGGTTTACCAGTAGCAGCAGCTAAATCAAGAGATAAGTTGAGAAGTGTTTGAGCCTCGTCTACGTCTTTAGTCGATCTAGCCAAACGCTCAAAAGCTGGTCTTAATTGGTCGTCAGTTATGCCAGTTGCTAGTGAAACTTGAGTGATGTAATTGCCAACCGCTTTAATTTGTTTTTGAGTAGCGTCGGTAACTGAATCAAGAGTTCGGGCTAATTTATTGGCCGCTTGTTCATCCTCGGCTGCTGCCTTGGCAAAAGTAACTGCGAGAGCTGTGGCAGCTGCTCCAATAGCGAGAAAGGACTTAACAACTTTTGCGGATACGTTGCTAATTTGAGTAGCAAAAGATTCAGTTCCTTTAGCGCCTTTACTTAGACTGTCTACAAGTTGCTTGGTATCGCCAAGAATCTTGAGCGTTAATGTTCTATCGCCAGCCATTATTTAGACCACTCATCCAAGATTTCAGCAAAACGCTTTTGCCATTTAGTCACTAATTCAGGCTGAATTCTGCGAAGCGTCGGATAGATAAACCATCCTCGCGAACCTCGACCAAGCCGACCCGAATAACTTGGGAATTGCTTAAATTTATTAGATCCAAACTCAAGACCGGGCCATAACTTTTGGGTAGTTCCACCGCCGCTAAATCTCTGTCTAGCGAAGCCAAATTTGATTTCACCGATTTTAGAAGTTTTTGATACTGAAGATCCATCGACGACTCGTCGGACTCCGGCTGAATTTTTTGTTCGGGTATAGCCGTAGGTTTTGATTTCCTTATCGGCGAATTTAGCCAACTCATATCCGATTTCTTGTCCGGCTTTTGTGGCTTCTTCATCCATCGCCTTAAACGATTTGAGAATTTGTGACAACTCTTGTTTGTCAAAAGCGATTCCTGCCTCTGTCACTCATCTTCTCCAAAATCTCGGCGGCGGTTACTATGTCGTCTGCGTCATCCCAGTATTGCGTCGGAATTCCTGTTTGGATAGCTAGTTCTACTAGCGTCCTCCTTATACTTCCGACTGGATGGCTTTTGGGTTTGATTCTCCAGCCGTTACGTCTGCAACGGTTTCCATCCAAACCTCAAAGGATTTAACTGGCTTTCCGGCGGCTTCGCGCTTGTGAGCGTTATACGCCAAAAACATTAAATCCCAAACTCCTATCGCTTCTTGAGCCTTAGCGACCGTTTGTCCGGTTGCCTTCTCCCATTTAGCGAACTCTGGTGGCTGTGCGACGTAAGTTGCTTGTTCACCTGAGTTATATTCGATTGTGATTGGTAATTTCATTGCTCCCGATGCTCCGATCTATTAGCTGAATGATTCTGCAGGTTGTCCAACTACTGTCAAAGTCCAAGTGTCGGTAAGTGCTCCGGGAGCAGCTCCGCCAGCGCTTGGAAAGATTGGCAATACGTTGAAAGTAAAGGTTGCGCCGCTAACCGCTGTGAAAGATACGGCTACGGTTGTATTTGGTGCGGTTTCAGCATTTGCCCACATCGACTCAAACAAAGAACCGTGAGCGCCGGAAGCGCCCCAGTCCTGAAGAAGTTCGATTGTGAAAGTCCATTGCTTATCGACTGACTTATATGCGCGACCATCCAAAGTCTGATAGGTCTCGATAATGGTTTCAGCCGATAAAGTTGCTGAGGTTGTTTGAGCGTCATATGGCTTCGTATCTAGTGTGAAGGTCACATCGCGCCCTGTGATGATTGTTGTCATTGGGTCTCCTTATGCGGTTTGCTCGTAGCGGACGCTCAAGCTGATGTCTGAGACAAGTAAGTTAACTGCTCCGACTTGAGTTACCGCTGGCTGACTGACCGTTGATAACTCATACTTGGAACTCGAAAGAGCGCCAAGAATACTAAGAACCAGTTTCTCAAGATTATCTAATGAGGCTGGATTTGATAAATAAGCAACTGCAGCTGTAATTGTGTAATTTAATTTAACTCGGGTTGTTACTTTACCTAAAACTTCCATTTCCATATAAGGCGAAGATGGGATTACAAGCACCGCCGGAACTTGAGGCGCTTCGGGAACGTGATCGTATACGTTAGCGTTGACATTGGCGAGAGCTGTCTTTATCGCGCCTCTAACATCTTCTGAAATCGATGGCATCAGCCAATCATCGTTTCTACGTCAAGATATGGCCCAAGAATGCCAGATACGCGGTTAAAGAGGGAGCGGCCTAGGCGGAAAGGTGTCACCGTAAAATCCACTCCCTCAATCTGCCCACCAGCGGCAGTTCTCGATTGAAAGACTTCGACTGAAGTAACAATTACTGCGTTTTCAACGTTTGGATTGCCTACATAAGTTGAAGCGCCGGATAGTGTCGCAGTTCCGGCAGGAATTACATTCTTCTCAATTATGTCTGCATTTGTGATTGCAGCTGTGAAAACATAAGGCTCGATAAGGTCGTCGGTTACTGTGACTGTAACGTTAAAAGGTGAACCGCAGCCAGTAACTACGACGGATTGACCCTCAGAAAATTCGTGGATTGTTGAGGTGTAATAATACGCGACGTTATCGGTTAATTTAACTTTCTCAATTCTCGTCGAATAAGTTACGAGCATTGGGAGAATCAAATTTTCGCTAGTGTCGATTATGTCGTCAAGATAAGCATCTGAATATAGGGATGACGAAACGCCAAGGACTGCTCTCAGCTGTGAGGCTGTAACTATCGATGGCATTTCGTCGCCCTTTCTTCTCTAGGTGAGCGGCCAGCTCGGGAGCGGACTGGCCGTCACTTTTAATTACGCGTTGTCGTTTGCTGTGTAACCGCCGGGTAGCTTTGGAGCTACTGCTGCATATCCGTAATACATTACGGAGATTTGACCGGAAGCGATTACGTTGGTCTGAAGCGTCAGACGTGGTGATTCGTAGAATGTCAAAGCGTCTGGGTTGATTACGT